TATTATCAACACTAACCAGTTGATTGAGGTTGCCGAGCATAACAAGCCTGAAATGGTCTTGCCATTGACCAATAAGAGTCGAGCTAACCAGCTAATCGCACAGGCTAGTCAAGTTGTAAATGGCAACAATGGTAGTCAGATTGCGTCTACTAACAGTGAAAGTAATGAGAAGCTTGATAAACTAATCAGCTTAATGTCAGCCATTCTAGGCAACATGGGCAGTGTTCAAGCAGTCATTGCTAAATCTGATGTGGTTAATGCCGTTAAATCTGACAACAAGACAGCTTCACAGTATTCACAAATGATGGGCTATTAAAGTCATCAATCAAAGGGTTGTCCTTAATTGGGCACCCTTTTTACATAGCTAAAATTAAAAAGGAGGTTAAATCGTGACCTTACAACGAGATGATTTTGAATATGCCGGTTTAAATAGCCGGGACGATTTACAGGTCGAGATGGGTAACGTGGTATTACCTAGTGCACCGGCCATGGCTGAACAAGTGACTGATATACCGGCCATGTATGGTAACCAGTTTAATGGCACGGACTTTACCAGTCGAACAATTAGCATTCCAGTGTCAATCTACTGTGCTGATAACCAAGACAGATTTAATCAGATAATGCACAATTTAAGTGGTCTGCTATTAAGTGATGACCCTAGCGATAATGGTAAAGAGTACCCACTAGTATTTGGCTTTGAGCCTAAAGTGACCTATTGGGGGCATATTACTGCAATTAGTGATCCAGCACCGATTAACCCTGGTATGTATGACATGACACTAACCATTACCTTTGTTCAGTCTGACCCACGGGCAACCTTGCCACAGGTTGAGAAGCCTTTAAAAAATGGCTTAAACACAATTACTGTTAGTGGTACTGCACGAACAGCCCCAGTTATTCAGGTTGTGCCTAAACGGCCATTAAAATATATTGGTTTCAATCTTAATGGCGGTCAGTTTGGCTTAGGCCCGGAAACCCCTAATGACCAAGCTAATGCTATTCAACCCGATATTCATGTGATTGATGATCCTATTGCTAGTATGGCGATGTGGACTAACGATGCTAATGCCATTAGCGGTATTAAGACCGATGGTCAGTACAAGTATCAGGGCAGTGCTGAGATTAATAGTGATACAACAGTCATGAAAGTAGCAATTGTGAATGGTGGCAAAGACTTTGGGAAGATGCCAACTAATCAACTTGATGGCACTTGGCTAGGCCCAACTTATCGGTATACTGGGATGACCAATGCCTTAACCAACTATCGCGTCCGTGCTGGGTTACACCACATGCGGTATTCAGGCACTCATAATGGCCGGGCAATGGGAAAAACACAATTTTCATTACTTGATGCCAGTGGTAATACGATTGGCCGGTTTGTCATTGGCGACCATATGCAAGGTGGTAAGACCTATGTGGCATTACAACTGTGTAAGCCGGGGAGTACATTTGATGATGATGACCACCAGACACTTTACTGGGGCTATGGCCCAAGCGGCGCCTTTAGGAATTATCGTGACCAATACCACCACCTTGTTAACAAGAGTTCATTAGTTCATAGGAAGTATGTAACGGTGGTCAACCGTGAAGAAAGCGACTGTTTAACCAATGCTTGGGTCTTTATGGACTTGACGAAAGCCGGCAATGTTTATACGTGGAAATTGCATCAATATAGTCTCTATGATGGCCAGCCTTATCGCAATACAAAAAAGTATTTAATTGCGAGTGGCCGCTGGGTAGATACTAACAATGAATATGAGTCAGCCTTAGGCGGGTTTGGTCAAACATTCCTCAAACAGCCTATCACGGAAGACATTGACAAGGTACTATATATGGCGCCTTACATGACTCTCACCGATTTACAAGTTTGGCAACATAACCAGCCACAACCGAATGAACCCACTTATATTGCTAATGCAGGGGAAGAGATTGTCATGGACTGTGAGACTGATACCGTAACCGTCAATGGACGCTTGGTATCGCCAGTCTGGTCAACTGATTATCCACAATTAAAACCGGGTGTTAACGGGCTAACCATGGTTGGCGACCTAGCTGACGCTCAAATGACGCTTAAATACCTACCAAAACTATTATAGTAACACTTTAAAGGCTTCCCAATGGGGTGGCCTTTTTACATAACTAAAACAAGGAGGTTAACCAATGGCTTTAACCAATCAATATTTAATTCTAAACCCAAGCTTAAAGCGGATTGGTACCCTGACTGTTGATGGGGCTACTAAGTTCTCTAATGACAGCGTGAAGATACAACTAGCTGATTCAGACACTACCAGCACGGGCTATGATGATGATACCAATGTGGGAACTAAAGACAGTTATACCGGCACTATTAACCTGAATGCTCAATCTAAAAAATTCGACCATCAAGGTTCATTAGACGTGCTTCAAGGCCAGCCTGATTCAGACAAAGTAGTTGCTGGCAACAATCTCGCTTATTATGATGCCTTGTCGGGACACTGGTATGTTATGCACATCTATTCAACTGATGACGCTTCTAGTGCCGCCGTTAAGCATGTAACGACCGCTAACTTTACTAATTTGTGCCTATTCACATTGGCTCATCATTATCCTGTTGCTATGGCTAATTCAGATACGGCTATCAAGGCCGCTTTTACCAGTATTTTCAGTGATACTGGCTGGACACTCAAATTTAACACAACCAATTCAATGGTTCCATATATCTCAATTGATGGCAAAACTAAAGCATCAACACTATTGCAAACGTTATTGCAGACCTATAACGTGGAAGTTGATTGCTACGTTGAAATTGACTCACAAGGTAATGTTCAATCGAAGACCTGTGAGGTTGTCGACCAATTGAATGTCGATAAGGTTTATAACGAAGCGATCTTTGGCAAAAACATCACTAGTATTAAACGCACGACCGTTTCAACACCAATTACCAAGCTGATTGCTTATGGTGATAACAGTAATACCATGGCCGCTGCCAATGATGGCAAAATTTACATTGTTGACGATGAAGCTAATCGTAAGTACAACCCAGACTGGCAGAGTGGACTGTACTATGAGGGTGTTATTACTGCTAATAGCATTGAACATGCGGCTGGCTTAAAGTCGTGGGCTGAACAAATGTTACAGCTATTCAATCATCCTAGAACGTATTATGAGGTTAATGTGACACCGACTTTCAATCCACCACTAGGGGCCACTATTCGCTTCAAGGATGACCAAATCACGCCAGCCCTAGACGCCAGTGGTCGGGTGATTCAACGCACTATTAGCTTTGCCAACCCATATGGTAATACCGTTGGCTTTGGCGAATATGTCACGGTACCAGTTGCCACTCCAGCTTGGTTAGCAGGTTATCAGAGCGCCATTAGTAGTGCCATTGAAAAGGCTAGAGCTGACGCTAGTTCTGTTAAGCCAGTTGCGTTAACACCTGACGGCAATAACTTCACGGACCCCAGCCAAACTAAACGGTTAATCTTACAGGCTTGGGAAGGTAGCACTAATATTTCAGCCTATATTGATAGCAAGGGGTTTATCTGGCGCCGATACAACCGAAACGGCACTGTTGATACCAGCTATGAAAATACGGGCTATTTAGTACAGGCACCCTATAGTGCCGTTGGTACTTTGCATGGCACGATTGAAACAGGTTATATTCAATCAGACCCTGAGGTGACACTAGATACCACTAGTATTAAGCACTGGGGCGACTTTAAACGGTCAGATGATATGGTAGGGTCGTATAGTGCCGTGCAGTATATGTGTCCGCTAAGTAACGGCCAATATCTAACTAGTCGTGCATTGAATACTGATTCAACCAAAGACACGATGTATGTTTTACACGATAGCAACTTTAAGCCGCTTAGTAAGATGATTATGCAACATGGCGGCCACGGAGCTAGCTTCGATGTTGAAGAAGTCAATGGGGTGCCCTATATTTGGGCAGCAACTTACACCGACAATACACACAGTGTATCAACCGTCTCACGATTCCCCTATGTTGCTGGGATAACCATGCAAGCTAATGATAGTCGAGTTGAACGATACTATTCTATGCACGGCTATATGCGTGTAAGCATGGACTTTAAGCATGGCTATGTGCTAGTTGGTGACGGTAATGGTGCCATGTATATCATGACGCTAACTGATTTAAAGAATGGCAGTTATAACATTAAATACACCTTTAACATCTTCAATTATGGCTATGAAGCTAGTCAAACTTACCAATCACAAACGCTTGATTTCCCGTATGTTTATTGGGATTCTGGTGACGTTGACTTGCATGATAATCGCATGTTGTATGGCGTTAATGTTGTGCATGGCGGTCAAGAGTTCGCCCTAAACTTAATGCTTGATATGGACTTTAAAACTGCAGATGACGTGATGGAACCCGAAACGGTCAAAGCAACCTATGATTCAACAGGCAACTCAGCTTTGCTGCTAACGTTCAACTGTTGGGTCAATGATAATCCGATCGAACGGGTCTATTCGCTACCAGTTAAAACTAGGCCAGCTGCTGACATCCTAAATACAAGCACAAATGATTAGAAAGGAGGTGAATTAAATGGCAGAATCTAACGCAACACAGGTCATCTTAACTGATGATGGCATTAAGATTATCAATGCTCAAAATACAGCTGATAGTGCAGCTAGTCAGGCAGAAAATGCTAATAGTGCCACTTTAATCGCACAGTCAACAGCTAATGCTGCTAAATCAGCCGCAGATAGT